ATGATTTAGAAAATACGACTTCTAATGATGCGGCTTATGATGCTGCTTTTGATTCAATGATGGAAGACGAAGAAGAAATGTAATTTAATATAACACATATAAAAAAGAAAAAGAGCTCATTTGGGCTCTTTTTTTATGCTTATGATATAATATATCTAATAGGAATTATGCGCTAGATTTAAGCATCGGGAGCGCTAGGAATGGCTGATTGGGTGTCTTTTCTATAGAATTTACCCAAAATATTATCATTAAAGCTTTCCACATGTAAAACTTTGTACTCAAATTGAAAATATGTCTCATAATATGACAATTCTTTTTTTGAGTAACAGACTCTTAGTATTTCTCTAATAAAATCTGACTTAGAACTTTGTTTTATGTCTTCGAGTAGAGTCTTTGAACTTCCATAGTAGTTTTGCCAATCGCTTTCTTTTACTACAAGTTTCTTTTTTGGGATTCTTCCTGGTTTACTCCATTCAGATTGCTCTTTTTTTGTGAGTAATTTATTGGTTTTTGATTCTAGACTCTTTTTACCAATATAAAATTTACCAGTTTTAGTGTTTGTAATCTTATATACAAATCCAATGGCGCCAGTGCTAAACTGATCTACATTTAAAACCTCTTTACCTTCTAATAACCAATTCATAATCTTTGTTTATATTAAATATCGTACTTTACTACAAATGTAATGTCTGAATGTCCAGGGATAGCATAGGGAGTACCAAATTTTCCTACGATAAGTAATTCGCCTTGATCATTATACAGTCCTATTGTAGTTGCAAATGGCATAAAATCTGATCCTGTGACATTATTATTTAATTGTCCAAGACTGCCTGATTTTACAGCAGATGGATTTGTAGTATAATTAAAATCATTTTCATTAACATGACATCTTATCTCTCTTTGGTAGATAGTAGACTCTGCCTGAAAAGACATTGTAAATGCATTTAAATTACTAACTGGCATATTCTAATTGTATATTAATACTTGCGTAGTTTATTGGATAACTAAAAGATCTAGTTGCGTTTTTTAAACCAACGATATATCTAACATCCCCAGGCGTACCAGTATTACCAACTCTAGAAAAAATTCGCACTGTTGATGATGATCCATCTACTCTAGTTACATCAGATATATCGACTATTAATTGTTGATTAGTATAAACAGGCGTCTGTATAAGATATGCATAAGTGTTATCAGAGACTACGTTTGCTATTGTTTTATCAAAGAAAATACTACTTGGATCAGCTGCATCATATATTACTACTCTAGCACTTGGATTTAAAGTTGTATCAAAGTGATTGAATACTACTGATACGCACTGTCTTACAATAGGTACTAGCGCTACTTCTAATGTTGGTGTAGCCCCTGTGTTTGTAGGCAAGAATATAGGTTCTGTATCAAAAGTATTAGTATCAGCAGCTGTATTCCACGCGTAGTTTCTACTTTCTTTGATTGGGTCCGGACCAGTACCAATAGGATAAACATTATCAAATATTACAGCCGCAGCAGCAGGAGCACCAAAACCAGATGTACTTGAATTTTGTAAATTATCAAATCTTATATCAGTAGGAAATGTACCAGATGCGTAATTAAGATCATATGTATTAAATCCCGGTAGAATAATATTTCTTGATGGTCCTGGTATATCTGTAAATCTTAGATATCCAGGCATTCTAATATCAGATCCTGTTAAACTCCCACTGACATTTGTTGTATTATTAATATAAAAATTAAAATTACTGTAAAAAGGAGTAAAAACTGGAACATATGTTGCATTTGTAATTACTACCATGCCCTGAGCATATAGTATATTACCAACATGCTCATTAGAATTATCAAGATCTATAATATTTCCATTACCATCATCTACTAAATGATATCCATAGTTATTAAAAGTAATATCAAAGCTTCTTCTACCTACTCTTTCTCCAAAAGCAGACATAGGAATAGACAACGTAGCTATAGTAGAATTACTAGCAGTAGGAAATATTCTAAAATCATTATCAAAAGTACCACTTGCCGCAGTAGATTGAAGATTATCATTGTATCCATTTCTACTATCTAATATAGAGCCAGTTATATAGCTCTTATAATATAACTGTCTTGCAGAAGCATAATTAAGAAATTCCTGAGTAAAATTACCATCTATACCCACTGGCGTATTAGTACCATGATATACAGATATTCCATAATTATCCATTGTATTAGAAGAATATGATTGCGAATACTTTAGCCTAATAGGCGTAGTAGTCACATCAGATCCTTTTAATGTATTCGAAGCTCGACCCATTTAATAATTTTAATTTTATAACCTATTTAATTTTTACCAATCTAGCTTAACACGTATCAAAGCCTCGTGTGTGAAATCTTTCAATAAAGGCTTACTCATTTTAGCTACAGCCAATAGATCTCCATTGTTATTATAAAGACCAACCGTAGTTGGGAATGTTTGTGGACTATTAATTAATGTTGGGTAGATTAACTGGCCACTAGAACCTGATAAGAATGATGGGTTATTGCTATAATTGTAATCTTGGTTACCAACACGTACAAAGACATAGTTAGCAGATATTGTCTCTTGTGAATTTAATTGAAAACAGTTACCAGCTTTTAGTGCATTAAATACTGCATTATTAGTTAATGAAGAAGATGGTAATGTTCCATTAGCATAGCTAGTATTATCAAAGAAAAGATTTATTCCTCCTGAAGCAGCGGGTAATCCTAATGCTCTTGGATTTAAGATAATAGTTCCAATATCTGGTAGGAAGAATCCATAAGATCCAGATGGTGTATATCCTGCAGCTGTAGTTCCTATAGTTGCGCTTGTCGGTAAACCATAAGATCCTGAAATAAGATTAAATACACGACCAGCATCACTATATGTAATAGTTAAATTATTGTTTGTTGTGTATACACTATCATCAGTAAGATTAACCGTATTACTACCGGAAGTTAAGACTAGTTTAAGAGTACCAGGAAATAGGCTTTCTTTATATCTATTTCTATCTATGTTTATAGCAACCATTTCTCTAGCTGCTGTATTTCCAGCACCGAAATTGAATAGCAAAGTCTCATCTGCATAAACAAGATTTCTATACTGTCCATAAGTAGTTCTAGAAGGACTTTTTCCTGCAACTAAATTATTATATAATTGAGATCCTGAACCTAGTTCATTACCATAAGCAATAGAGAATTGTATTTGAGCTGATGATCCTGTTAAAGTTGAATCATATACATCCAAATAAAACTGTGGAGCAGGAGATCCTGCAATTGATGAGGTAAACATATTAAGGCCGGTTAGAGTAGGAAGCCCGGTAGACCAAGCTGGAGCTACTACTGAATCTGAACTGATTACAAAATCAGTCGCGGCAAGTGTTGTAAAAGACATACGTTATATTAAGTTTTTAAATTAGCTTTGTGTTACTGTTACTGGAATTGTTACTCTTGCACCTGAATCTCTACCAACAACTGTAATGGTTGTAGAAAGAGTCGTGCTTGTGCTAGTACCAAATAGTGATTTAATTGTAGTAGCTGTTAAGTTTAAAGTAGTTCCAATTACTGTTTTAGATTGGTTAGTTCCAATAGTTACAGTTGAATTTAAAGCAGCTGCGGCCGGTGTATTAATACCGATACCTGTAAAGCTTGACATTGTTCTAACATCGCCAATAGTAAATTGATATCCAGATGTTTCAAAGAATGTACTAGATCCATTATAGTTTGCTGTAGATGGAGTAATACTTAGTGGTTGTCCAATTACAATTTTAACATTTGTTGGTATAGAACTAATAACAGGAATAGCGCCAGTACCTCTTGGAAGAGTTAAAAGTTTATACTTCATAATCTCTTGATCTTCTGGGTATGCTTGAATTATTGGCATAGCTTGTATTGCTTCTCCATAAAAAGCTGAACCAGATGGATGCGTAGGATTATAAAGACTATAATCAATTTCATCATCAGCTAGACTGAATTGAGTTATTTGGAAAGATCCATCATTTCTTGCAAGAAGTTCTCTTCCTTTTTTTGTAAGGATGGCGTCGATCACCACCGATGTATTATTTAAATAGGCCATTTTTTACTATTTCGTTTATGTTTATAAATATCTGAATATTGGATTATTAAAAATTAAGAATCTGTGATTGTATTGTAGATTGTAGCGTATTAATATTCTTTAAAATGTATGGATCAATATCTTGTGGGACTAAGAATCCATATGATGTTTTGCCTGTTCGTTTAACTCCTTGTAATATTACTACGGATTCATCAGGCTGTTTTTTTATGAATGCTATTTTTTGATAATCATTAATATTTGCCGTTGTAATATAAGCTGGCATATTAGGGTAAATTTGTATTGATTTTACACTAGTATCATTATATTCTATATCAATAATTCTTCTAGATATAGGATATAGTTGTGATGTATCCATTCCTAAATCCTGTCCATTGTAATATAATATTATAAAGTCTCCTGATTCTATTTCTGTAGTATAATTAACATCTCCAAGTAATGGATATAATGAAGAACTTATTTCTGGTAAGAATATTGTAGATCCTGATGGATTAAAATAAAGACCCATCGCTTTAGTTATAGGTAATATATCACTACTAGTAGTATAACTAGAACTAAATAAATTAAAAGTACTAGTATTACTAGGGATACAATAACTACCTTGGACATTTGTCAGTTTATATTCACTATAAAATTCAAGTGGTATTATTGGGGTAGCTATATAACCAGAAGGCCACCCCTGCCCGCCTGTACCGGTTTGGGCAGGAATAAATCTTTTCCAATCTCTTATAACTACTTTAGTAAATATTCTATCATTTTTTTCTAAAAAAGATGTAAATGAAGCCTCTACTTTAAAATAATTTTTTTCAGAAGTACTCGTTAATACTCCGGATGCTAAAACAGTTCCTCCATCTAAATAACCAGAAGCTGTACTTGGATTTTTAATCATATAGATATCTATACCAAATCCTGCAGGCGCGGATACATCATATGGATGTATTTTTAAGTAATCATCATATTCAGCCGCAAGGTATCGTATGTTTAAATATAATTTAGAATACATATCATATAAGCCGTCTTGAGGTACGTTGTAATATGATCCAGTACTATACTTAGAACCTGTTGGTGAGCCCGGTACTTCGTAATAATAACCTACTAAATTACTTCCGCCATTAATAGTTTCACCTCTACCAGAAAATAAACTTAATTGATAATCATTAGCAGATCCGGAAGCAGCTGATTCTGAAGAACCTGTTGGAATATATGGAAATCGTTCTTGCTGTCTACCTGTATAAGATGCTGATGGAGGATAATTATCATTTATGATTGGATCCAAATATCTTTGCCCCTTATCAATTTGCGCAAATCTATAAGAAGTAAAACCTTGTTGACTTGATCCACTACTACCTGCATATTCTGATCTATAACATTCAGAGGTATCTTGTTTTGATCTATACCAATATGGTTGATAAGAGTATCCGCTTTCTACTACTTTAAACTGTTTATCTAAATAGTATTGATTACTAAATTGTGTTGCATTAAACTGTTTAATAGTTGCAATGCTCTCTGGTTTATAGATATTTTGCATATAAACCCAGTTGTTATTTTGTAGATTTAGATCATTTAAACCACCTGATGTATCTGAAAAATAAGCCAGTTTAACCACCATTTGATCTGGGAAATATGAACTAGATTCTACATTTGTCAATAGACCAGTATAGCCAATATAATTATCAATAGCCGCATATCCAGGATATGAATTATCTCCTTTTGTGTATACGTTATATTTTGCACTAGTACTTTTAGCACCTTCATATTTTGAACGTAAAGCGCCTGTTCTATTATAGTTATATTCTTGAATTTCTACAGGAGTCCTACTTCCAGTATATGGCGTAGGATCTTCATAAAATCCACAGTAAGATAAAGAACCAGTTAGTATGCTAAATCCATCAGCATTTCCAGTAATAACTAAAGATCCGCTTCTTATGCATTTCCCTATAGGTGTAATACATCCTCCACCAAATGGAGCATTACAAACAAAAGATCCACTTTCTTCTATTCCAGTACATGTTGTATACTCATATGTAAAAGCAGCAGGCCCCGTAGAACCTATATCATTTAAAAATTCACAATATTTAGTAAATGGACTAAGATTATATCCATTTAGACAAAATCCAAAGTCATCAATCCTATAACTTGACGATGGTAGTATACCAAAAGTTCCTACAGTTAAAGTATTTGAATCTAAACATACCGGTAAAGAAGTGGTTGATCCGCTTACTGTTACTATTCTAAAAGTGCCTCCACAATCTGCATATGATATATCAAAAGAACTTGTAGTATTATTACGAACAGAAATTTCTTTACAGTTTGAAGTATATGGATAATTTGAAAAGGTAGCACCACATATGTCACCTTGTATAACTAATAAAGAAGCAGAAGCCGCATATAAAAGATTTAAAGTGTTAGATTTTGCGCAAAGTGTTATTTCTTCAGAACCTGTTAAAGTGGCAACATATGGTTCATTATCACAATCTTGATACATAAAAGCTTGTGATGATGTAGATTGATTAATAACAGTTAAATTATAACAATTAAGTCTATTACAATTTTGACATAAAGATTCAGATATTATGCTTGACATATTAACTGGTACGTCAATGCCATAACTATACTCTGCATCTATAAATCTAGTAGATGTTACAGCTTTAGTTACGTTATTATAAGTAGCGCCATCATTGTAAAATACAGTAGGTAATTCATAGCTACTAGTACATGGTCCTACTGGATAATATTCAGTAAGAGATGGAGGTCCTACTGCTGGTGTTCTAATAACAGATACTTCGGTATTAAAACTACAAAAATCGATTTGAGTATTTACAACTATACTAAGTGATATTTGTTGAATAATTCCAGAACAGTCTGTATATGAACCGCTATATGAATCTCCAGCAAAACTACCCGTTAATATAAAAGAATATCTATTACAATTTGGTATAAAGTGAGGCCCTGGATTAGTCATTGAAGAAGCTTCTATTTGACTAAAATTACCAGTAACAACATCTAAAGTACTACCTCCAAATTCGCCCGTGTATTTTTCCCAAGAGTAATCATTATTTATTTCAACTGGAATATAATTAACATCTGAACCAGTATTATTCGCTAAAGGATATACAGTAAACTGAGAGAACGTAGTATTCGCAGTTGACCATGGAATCTCATCAGAATCTGTTCCAGAAATAGTAATTAAATCTATAGATTCAGAATAATTATTAGTTATTTCTACTTCTGGTTCATATCTTTCATATTTATTTCTTTCTAAGATATGAGATTTTACAATAAGACCAGTAGATAAATTAGAACGTGCTGGAACATAATCCTGCACCATTTTAAATATGGAATTATCGTAGTATTTTAATAGTCTAACATACTCATAAATGTTATGATAGAAGTTATAATTATTAAAAAAGTTATTTCTAGTTTTGTCTAGAGCAGGATATGTGTTATCATATTGATCATTAGGATTTCCTATAAGTTGATCAATATTAAAATATCCAAGTGATGATGTAATTGTAGAATTTAATGCATTAGAAGGTGAAAATCCAAACTCTAAATTCTTTGAATTAAGTCTAGTATCATCATTATAATATTGTAAAGTAGTATAAGGATTTAGTACTGATGCACTAATTTCTAATACAGATGTAGATCCTGTTACTTTAGTATTAAATATTTCATCAATACCATCTTTTGTATATCTATCATATCCACCAAATTCACTAATAGAAAGAATCGATTTTGGTATACCGAAAATATTAACAATAGCCTCTATGCTTGCACGAGTACCTTTTGTTTTATAAAGATATGGTATGTTGTGATAAATTCTTTTATAAATTTCCTTTTTTATATTAGCTTCTGGTAATGTTGTTAGACTAGAAGTAACATATGTTGAAATTTTCTCAGAGCCAGTTGGTGGTAGTAGACTTCCATCTTCATTAATACCAAATAGACTGTAATATAGATTATTTGATAAGTTTGTATTAGTGTATAGTGTTGTACCTAAGTTGATTAAAGCGTCTGCAACTATATCTGGAGATATACCTGTTGCAGGATTATTAGTTGCATCAAATCTATTTGTTACATCCTTATAATATATCCAAATGTTATCAAAATGCTGCCCAATCATGTTTACAAACGTAATATAGGGCTCATTATTTGCATCATCAGAAATAAACTGAGGTACAACATTTGCCAATAAATCTTTATTTGTAGCATCATAAAATGAAGCAGAATAAAGAATCGATAATCCTGTAGAAGTTGGTAAAGTATATTCAGATCCAAGCCAATTTATAGCCTGAGATGATGTTACAGAATATAAAGAATATGGTTGTTTAGAATTAGATTTTGGCCATGTAGTAGAACCAGAACTATAATATAAATAGTATTCGTAATTATCAAAATTAGTTGTAATACTCTCTATTGATTTCTTTAAATTGACTACCGTAGATGAAATAGCAGCGCTAGTTGAACTACCGGCTAATGATAATTGTTGAGATATCTGAGCATTATATCTTTCAATATCACTTAATTTACTTACAAAATTATTTATTCTAGATGTTGCACTAGAAAAATGAATAAAGTTACTAAAATCTGAATAGTCTACATTAATTGCTACTGCTCTATCCTGATAATAGCTCATCATTTTCTGGAATGAACTAGATATAGGAGTAGTTATAAGACTCGAATATGAATAATATGGAGTAGTCTCTCCTACTTTTTCATTACGTTTTACATTATAATTTGGACCTCTAAGAGCAAATTCTTGAGTTGTAACTACTGATTCAATTTGAATATCAACATTATAGTTTACAGACTCTGCTATTTTTTGTACGAGCCAAAGTTGATCTTTTTCATCAAAATTACTAGGTAGCGGCTCGTATAATTTTATTAATAAATAAGAACCATCATCATCTTCAGTGTATGCAACATTTGTAGCAATAATATGTTGATTATCACCAAAATTTAAGTAGAAATCAGGATAATAATTAAGACCAGATATGTATGCTTGATATTGATTAAAACCATCTAATATCTCAGTATTGCTTAGGTTTTGAGAAGCCAGTTTTAATTCTGTTCTACTAATAGAAACTTCTTTAATCCAATAAAATCTACCGTATGAAGAATTAAATAAATTTCTTAGAAAATTATATTGTATATTTAGCGTACCTCTATCATATCCATTAGCAGCTAAATCGTTTTTAGGATCTAGTGTTATTGAACTATATAAACCAGAAACAGGATTTACTGAAGGACTTGGAGTGTAGTTACTCGCATCATATACTGTATCTATTAGAATCCCAGTTATATCATAAATAAAATATTCTATGACGTCATTTGGATCACCAAATTTAGTATTGATAAAACTATTTGTAATTAAAGAATCATCTTTTACGCTATAATTTTGAGATTCTATTCCTTCTCCTGTATATAATATATTTACTATCTCTGCCATTACGTTAATTGTGAGATGTTAAGAAATGTTGATGAAATCTCAACTAACTGTTCTCTTAATGAATTAATTTCTTCTATTAGTGCTTCTTTTTCTTGATCTATTACTGATCCTCCTACATACTCTGTACTTCTTACTATTAAATAGTTATGAGAATTTATTGAACCTGAAATAGGAATATCAAAAAATAACTCATCATAGTATCTAAAAAAGTCAGCTACAGTTACTATTGGTTGATCTATTACAGGAACTGGCGTAACTAATTCGGTAAAATTAGTATCAATTACTTTTTTGTAAGTATTAATACCTCTAACTTCTTTAATAAATTGTACTTCTTCCATTATCTATCTTACTAATTTAAACATATTATTATTATCTATATCAACAATCTCCCCAGTTGCTAAATTAGTTTTAACTAATATTTTGTAAAATCTCTCTGGTTCTAATCCATTCATATAAATTGAAAAATAAGAACCATTAGAGTCGCAACTTATTTTAGTATAAATAGTGTCAAAGTCAATTACTCTCTCACCTGTTTTTACATCTTCTAAAGCCCAATAAGA